GTTTGTGTGGGACGGCGCAGGTGAAACGTGGCGCCACAGATTCAGTGGGGGAGAGTACAAAGCCCATAGAACAAATCACGGGGGCGATCCAAAAGAGGACGTTGCTGATCTTTTCCCCCAGTTGCCTATCTACCAGCAGATGTGGAAGCGGGCAGGCTTTCGATCGTTCGAGATACCAGGACTCGAGTGCGACGATCTAATCGGCATGCTGGCGACGAAAGCGGTGAAGGCAGAGTTCTTTGAAAAAGTAATTGTGCACTCAACCGATCAAGACTTCTACCAGCTGGCGACAGACAAAATCGGAATCATGCGTGGCAAGAAACAGGGAGAAACGAACAACCGGATCATGTTCGCGCAGCAGGTGGCAGAAGAAATCGAGCTACATCCAAAAGATTGGGTCAAGGTTCGTGCGTTGATCGGTGACCCAACCGACAACATTCCGCATCCACTCGACGGCGTTGGGCCAAAGAAAGCAGCAAAGATGATTCAGGAAGGACTTGACCCTTCGAAAGAATGGGAGAAGCAAGATTACCGAATCAAGTTTAACTTCTCGCCGGTCAAATCACGTTGGCCGATTATCCGATCGAACTATGTTTTGTCACACATCTTGCGGGATGCTGAGAGTGAACATCTCGATGATCTCACGAAACAAAAGGTCGAGGCTTTGCTGGATGGTTTATCGCGCAAGCAGTTTCTGCGAGAGAAAAGCAAACTGACGGACGATGGCTTTGAGGAGTTTACAAATTTCTGTTTCGAATATGATCTCGCCGACATATTCGCCAGCAGGGTTAGCATTTGGAAGCTACCCTGAGGATTTCTCAAAGTGCCTCTTGCGCCCCGACTGCTTTCGATTATAATTCGCCCATCGGTCGAAGCTGATTCTGTAGTGAAGCGAGCGAGGTTGCTTCGCCTGAAAACGTGTTGAACTACATTTTGGAGGCTCATGGTGAAACGTCCCGTAGTCGTAAACTATACCCGTCTAGTTACGAAAATGGCTCTGGCAACGTGGCGAAAGTTACCCCCTCAACCGCGACGTTGGATGGATCCCGCTGATTTGATTCAGGAAGGAATGTTGTTTGTAAAGCAGCAGGTCACTAAATGGCGTCCGCATCGTGCAACGTTTATGACGTTCATCCACATAAGCTTGGAGCAGTTTTACCAACGCATCTTAGCAGCGCACTACACGCAGAAGCGTAGCAAATGTGATCTTGTCTCTGTTGACTCTGTTCTCTTCCGACTCTCTTCTGTAGATCCGATCGAAAAAGAAATCCACGCAGTTGAATCCCTCCGCAAGATCATCAAAGTGGCATCGCCTCCGCTTAGGCGCTCGATCAGGACGTGGATGTTCACCAAGAAGCACGCTCACTTTCGCGGTGAAAAATTCTATGATGTGAGAGATGAGATGCAGGTGTTGTGCCAGTACTATGGCTTCACCCGAGAGGACATGGAGTTCTTGTTGCTGCATGAAACATGGCGGCAGCAGGTAGCCATTGACCTGAATCTCTAGCCGTTGCTACTTTCTTCCATCCGAAATCTATACAATATGTAAGAGATGCGATTCGCCGCGAAGATAGGGGTGCTCGAGTGCATCCTCTGTGAGAAGCACTTTAACACACAGGATGTAACGGAGTTAAAGTTTTTTCCATCAACGGGTATCTGCTTCGATTGCTACAAAGCAGGCGTTGATGCCCCGTACCAGAAATGGTGCTTCGGGAAAACTAACATCTACGGACCAGGTGGTCGCATTCTGAATCACGGCTATGACCCAGATGTGCGAGAATGTAAAAAGGAATGTCCAGACAGAAAACTCTGCCCGTTGTTTGTTACAGGGCAGATCAATGATTGGAAGGCGGGAGAGATGGTTCGATTTCGAGACGTTCCAGTGGGTGAAGTTGAACGGAAGAAAAAGCAGAAACAGTACACGGGCCCGAAGTTGCCGTTTCGGCAAACAGGTGCAATGACCACGCAAGCGTTTCTGATGTGCATGAAAGGCGTGATGGTGGATGATCTGGTAAAGTGGGTGAAGTTGCAAGGCGGTAGTTCTCAACGCGTGCTTCGAATCATGCGTGGTGGAGTGTTCAACGGCAAGCGTTGGAAAGTGAATGAGGCTAACGGTTATCTGAAAATTTTCTATGAGGGTCAAGATGCATGACGCTTGTCGAATATCTGAAACTTCGCAGGCAGGTTGAGCAAGCCGACCCCCAACTGATCGAGCAGGCGCAAGCTTTAGCGAAGACCATTACAGGTGTGACAACAGATCAAAAGTGGGAAGCACTGATTGAGAAAGCAGAACATGACGAACGAAAACGAATCGAAAGTGAATCGGAAAGTGGGACTCAAGCGTGAGGAGTTCCCCATTTTCTATTTATCTGGACGCTTCGGAACCGATGACAAGATCGAAGCAGAGTGGGTACGAAGAACTGGGTGCAAATATCGTTGCTACAGTTACGTATATGTTGCCCCTGGGGCCTTCTATCACAGGCCAAGGATGGAGAGTGCCTACCGGGCATCAGTAGAGCATAAGTGTAGAATCGCGATGGACTCGGGAGCGTTCTCGTTCCATAAATTTGTTTCTGGTGGTGTAGGTGCGACTTCTGGGCGCATGATGGCGAAAGCGAACGCTATGCGCAAACTAGAAAATGTCGAAGCCTTCCGCCAGAAGACCATTGAAGATTATGTGGAGTTCATCAAGCAAGAGCGAAAGAACTGGGACTTCTATTTCACATTCGATTACGTCAAGCATGCCCCAACTGTCTATAAGATTACCAACGAGTTGATGAAACAAGGCGTGATGCCTACTCCTGTGTTTCACGGAGATGAGGGGCTTGACTGGCTCAAGCGGTATATCGATGATGGTCACAAGCTGATCGGTATCGGTTCTGCGGACAAAGCAAGACGGACGTGGAAAGAGAAACGATACTATTTCGATCAGGTCTTTAACATGACCGAGAAGCACGGCGTTATTTGTCATGGGCTGGCGATCACCAGCCTTTCGCTGACATTCAGCTATCCCTGGTACAGTGTCGATTCAAGCACCTGGGCGCGAATCTCCGGCTTTGGGCACATCATCATGGTCGATCCCTTTACTCGGACAGCCGGACAGGTGCATGTTAGCACGCGAGAGAGTAAAGGGAATCTGAAGTCGTTCAACCGCATGCCAAAACATGTGCAGAAAGAAATCCGCCGTCAGGTCGAGTCACATGGATTCGATTTCGACAAGGTGCGACGAAGTCTCGATGAGCGGTCAACATACAACGGGTGGATGTTCGCGAACTTAGCGAAACTCGACCTGAGAAAAGGCGAAGACAAAATCGAATGGGAAAGACTCCTCTAACTCCTAATTGGGAAACCACGCTCGAAGCTGCGATTGGGCAGATGTTGACAACACCCGGATTTGCAGCAGTGATCTCTGAAGATCATATCAACGAGACACCTGAGCGTGTGGTTAACGCGTTCAAAGAGTACTTCTCTGGCGTGTATGATGACCCAGCCGCAGTGCTGAAAAAAGGATTTGAAACAGGTGCCTATGATGAAATGGTGTTTGTCAAAAATATTACATTTGTTAGTTTTTGTGCTCACCACTTGACACCAATCATCGGGAAAGTTCATTTTGCATACCTGCCGCGTATCAAAATTGTAGGCTTGTCAAAGATTCCACGCATGATTGAAATACTTGCACGTCGCCCACAGGTTCAGGAAAAGCTAACACGGGAAATCGTAGATGTATTCAATAATGTTGTTGAGCCGAGCGGATGCGGTGCTGTTGTAGAGGCGTTGCATTTGTGCATGACAATTAGAGGTGTAAAGAAAGATCAAGCTGTAACTAGAACAACGGCGTTGGCAGGTGCATTCAAGAGAAACGAAGTGAAGTCTGAATTTCTGGATGGTGTTCGAGGAGAGAAGGGGTGGCTATGACAATTGTGATTTGTGTGTATGCAAGAACGCGGTTTGTTGCGTTTCATCAGTGGAAGGATGCACCAGAAGACGCAAAGTACCTGCGGTCGTCACATCGGCATGAATTTCATGTTGAAGCGGCCGTACTTGTAACTAAGAGTGATCGAGAAGTTGAGTTCCATCACTTGAAGCGTGATCTTGATTTGGCAATCAAGGAAGAGTACCGATCAAACAGCGTTGACAAACCAATCGAAGCATCGTGCGAACAAATTGCGATGACCATTGCCACGATGCTGCGAGAAAATGACTACGATGTGAAATATGTAGATGTGTCAGAAGACGGTGAGTGTGGAGGGCGTGTTGAGTACAACTGAATGGACAGTAGACCCGGAAAAGTTGATTGACGTTTTTGGTGTTCTCGATCTGGTACCGGCCAGACCTGGCATCCCGACCTCGGTCTTCATTCAGTTGTCGGAGAAAAAAGGTCGTGCTGATTTGATGCTGTCGTCGGACGTTACGGGTGTAGTCAGTATTAAAGGGGAAGGGTCGATTGGCGCAAGTAAACCCGTCTACCTTGATCGCCGCTTGCTCTTCCCGTTCATCCTCACAGCGCAGAACTACCGATCCGATCGTCCGTTTGTATTCTCGAAAGTCGGCAAGCAAATCAAGGTGACGCAAGGACGGCGGAAAGCAACATTCGATCTCTTGCCCAGTAACGCTGGGTATGGAATCCCAAATGATGGAAAAGGATCAGTACTACCGATGGAGAAAAAAGTTTCTTCATTGGTTACCATTGCCTGCGCCTGCGCGACGTCAGACCCAACTGTTCCAGAACTGAACTGTGTGTACATCAAGCGGACGAAAAAAGGGATTGCACTGTATGCGTCGAATCAGTTGGTCGTGTTTCGAGCACATCATACGGTAAAGGGAACATTCCCAAAGACTTTGCCGTTCCCGCTGTTTCTCGTGCCAGTGCTCGCGAACGATCGAATCAAAGAGGTGCGGTTGCAAGAAAAAGACGTAACGTTGGGATTTGATTGCGGGAGAATATGGCAAGGGGTGTCGGCAAAGGCGTTGAAAGGGTTCCCGCTCGAAACGATGGATGGTTTGATTGATGATGGCAGGAAATGGACTGAGCAGTTTCGATTGTTGACGCATAAGCTTGGCGCTGTTACGGCTCGCTTCTCTGAATACCTAACTTCGATCAGACGGCAAGATTGGTTGTTGACGGTTGCCGCAGCAAAGGGGGATAAACAAGTTCTGCTAGAGGTGAAGATTCCCCAAGGCATCTTCAGAGAGTACGTGTCGATTGCAGAGCCTGCGAAAGAAGACATTCAAATTGGGTGGCCGCTGGAAATCCTGTTGCCAATCTTCGACTATCTTGCGAAGAACAAAGAAGCAGTGTTGTCTGTTCGCTTCGACAAGAAGACTCCTTACTATATTTCGGCTGGTGGTGTGTCAGTGGTCGTAACAAAGAAAAAGAAGTGAGAGGAGGATGTCCCTAGGGCCAAGTAAAATCTAAAAAGAAAAGGAACATTGACGATGAAACGAATACTATATCGGGTGGTTCTAATCCTGTTGATGGTTGCCGGGGTGCATTTGGCTGGCAAGATCACCAAAGCTATCGCATGCGCAAGTTGCAACCAGAGGGTGGTGCGTTCTTGTGCATCGGGCCTTTGTGCATGGACAAACAGGCTCGGCTGTTTCAACCCCAAGCCTATTTGTTACGAAACTCAATGCGTAATTAACAACTTTCCCTATACGACGCAGACAGCTTCCATTTGTGCGGCGAACACTCCTAATTTGTGTTTCGCTACTGGTGGGGTCCCTGGGCTGGATTTGCAGTGCTTAGGTCCTAAGCCTATAGGCTGCTAAAGGAGAAAAACCATGACCAAAATCACTAAAGCCATACTCATAGCGGGCTCTTTAGGAATGCTTATCAGCATCGGAGTTGCTCTGCGAAGTGTGCGGGCGCAGATAACTGAAACACTTCCATTTACGGCGGATGTAACCATTACGTCTGTTGCAGGTGCCGGACATGGATCATTCATTCCCAGCATGCCCAACAACACCTTGCCGGTATCGGACGTACGTCATTTCGCGTACAACTCTTTGGGCGACATGGCGACTTCCTACAACATGCCAGGTAGCGGCAAGCCGGTGAGGACGATTTCTTATCACGATGGCCGCTGGGTGCTCATTGATATGCAATCGAAAGTCACGGTCCACCTGCAAACCAAGCATCGAGACAACACTTTCCAAAATCCTCCGACGCTCGGGCCGATGTGCACAGGCGGGACGCCGGATGGACAAGTCAGCGGTTACGATGTGCTCTACACCGAATACCCAACGTTAGTGTCAGGTAGCACAGAGCGAATCACTAACAAGCTGTGGACGGCCCCTAAGCTGGGCTGCTTCACGTTAAAGACAGAGCAGATCGACCTACACGAGGGGCAGTTGATGTACGACATTACTACCCTCGTTCACAACATCAAGGTTGGCGAGCCAGACGGGGCTTACTTTGAAACTGAATCTAGTGCCAACTACACCGAAGTTACTCACGAGCACTGGGTAGAACTTACCGCCGAAATATACGCAGCAATCACAGGTCAGTAAAACGGAGACAACCAGGTCTGGGCGGTGTCGCAGCATCGCCCTTTTCCCAAGGAGAAAGCCATGACCCCAACCGACAAGCTAATGATAAGCATTAGCTCCTGCTTTTCGTGCTCTGAAAAATACAGTCCTTGTGGTCATCACCAGAAATTGCTGGATGAACAGAAATGTGTCTCCGTCCGATGGGACGGCAACTCTTGGCATACCTGCAACCGTCGAGACAATCATCAAGTTCATTCTGATGGTTCTAGTAAATGGGATGAATTTGGAGAGCGGCCATGACCCCAACCAACAAGCCATCGCAAGGGACGCCCACACTGCGTGACCGTTTCGCCAAGGCTTTCCATGACAATGGACTATGCGAATTCGATTACGGAACTTGGCAGCAGCTTAAAGAGTCTGGTCGCGAATGCGAATGCTACGAGATGGCCGATATGGCGGTGAAAGTGGCCGCGCAGCAACCCACGGCCAGCGAGCCGCCCGCCCGTGAAGAGAAACTGTTGCAGGAGATGGGTGGGCTTAGGGAAGCAGCGGAATGGATGAAGGCACAAAGTCAGCGCACGGATATTGGCCCATCAAGGCGAGAAGCGTTTGAGTTGTCGTGGCGCAAGCTGGAGGCCGCACTAAATGAGTGACGAGTTGAAAAAATACACTCTTATTTCTGTGCTTGCTTGGTTTGTTCTGTTCGTTGTTGTCGCTGTTGCGGGATACACCAAGTGGCAGCAATACCATCTGAAAAAGATTACGCCGATACCGAAGAAAGTTCCTATTCAAGATCGCGACGGGAACACAGTCGGCTACAGCTATGATTGTGGTCCGGGATGGGTAGCTGTTCCAACGTATGAGGTGTACTGCGTTCTTGACCCCAACGCTAAGGGAAACAATTGAGTCCTCAGTATACTAATCTGCTCTGGCCTGAAGCCGCACCGATCACCCCAGGAAAAAAACCAGCACCTGCAATGCATCGTCGTGGATGTGCGTTTTGTCCACGCAATGGTGCTGATGGCATTCGCAAGATCAAAGGGCATGTGAGGGGCAAGAAGTTGTTCACCTGGGCGCAGTCTCCTGGGCCGACTGAAAATGAAGTCGGGAAGGAACTGGTCGGTAAAGCGGGCAAATGGTTTTGGAAAGAAATGGAAGCGGTTGGGCTCACACGAGACGACTGTGACATTCAGAACATGGTTCGATGCTATCCAGCCGATGAGGTTCATGGTCGGTTGGTCATGCGCGACCCAACGAAAGAAGAAATCTTCTGTTGCTCACTGTACACAGATCAGGCAATTGTCAAAAGTCGCGCAAAGGTACACATTGTTCTAGGACAGATTGCAGCAAAGCAGCTGTTTGGGAAAAGTTTCAAGCGGGACAGTATGGTGTTCTGGTCAGATAAGTTGAATGGTCGAGTGGTGGTTCTCGATCATCCATCCTACCTGATGCGGGCCTATGTACCAGAGCATCGGCGCAAGCAATTTCGGTACGGCTTGAAAGCAGTTGTGCGAATGCTGGCAGAGCCAGCTGGGCGGTTTGGTTTTCTCAGAGCAAAGAACTACGAAGGTGTTACAACTGTCAAACATGCCAGAGACATGAAACGACAGATCCTGGCCGCAGCGGCTAAAGGCGAACGGATTGCCGCAGATATTGAAGAGGGTTGGGTCAATGGTGAATGGAAGGCACTGTGCTATGGTTTCGCATTCAAGAAAAACCATGCCTGGACGGTAGCACTCGATCATCCGCTGGTGGATGTTAAGCAGAGAGTCAGACGAAAACTGAAGCGGATTGTTCGCTCGATTCTTTCGAACCCGAATGTTAAAAAGGTTTGTCATCATGGTTCACACGATCAGCCTGAGAGTGAAAAACTTCTAGGCGGTCGATTCCGATCGTACGATTTTGACACGAACTATTCTGAATACTTCAAATGGCCTGGGCGTCGATCATACGCCTTAGCAGAGATTACCAAAGTCCGCTTCCCTGAGTTCTCCGGCTACAAAGAAGTCATAATGCCAGAGGCTGCACCAGAGGGGTGGACATATCAGAAGGCATCGAAAGCCGGTAAGCTTAATTTTGCCAAAATACCGTGGAAGAAACTCGTTCTCTATAATGGTGCTGACTGCGATCTCACTAAGCGCATCGAGAAATCCACTCAAGATGTAGCGTTGCCGCTCTTAAAGGTGTATCAAGACGCAGCCTTCACACTGGATTGGATGGAAAAGAATGGCCCGTACTTTGACTACAAGCAGTGTGAAGCGTTAGCTAAAATCTATCCGTTTCGAATCAAGAAAAAAGCGCAGCAGCTACAAGTTCTCGCCGGTGACCCCCACTTCAAGCCAGGCTCTCCTCAGGATGTTGCGCGCATTATCTATGATGTTCTCGATCTTGAACCTATCAATAAAGGAAATCGGAGTACAGCAAAGAACATTCTTGAGTTGCTGTCGACTCAGCATCCGCTGCCTAAGTTGCAGATCGAGTATCGGAAAGACGTAAAGCTTGACTCAACCTATCGCAAGGGATTCAAGAAGTGTGCAGATGAACACAAAGGTAGACTGTTTACCAAGTGGTGGCTGACGGGCACAAAGACTGGGCGAATTTCATCAGGTGGCAGCAAAGACGGTGAAGAGATAACCACAGTTAATCTCCAGAACATACACGGCGACCCGCAAGTGCAGAACATGCTGGTCTCTGATCGTCAGTGGCGTGACATCTACAACAAGTGGAAAGAGGATGGGGAGTACGATCCGAAATGGTATCGAGAGTTCTGGGATAGGCAGATTTATCTAGCGTTGGACTATTCACAGAACGAACTGCGGTTCTTTGCGCAGTCGTCTGGTGATGAGGCTTTGATTGAACAGTTCAATCAGGATGAGGATATTCACTGTCTGGTTGGTAACGAGATCACGGGTTGGTCGGTTGAGGTCATTGCCAAAGACAAGCAGAAACGAAAGCTGATTAAAAACTTCCATTTCGGTCTGCTCTATGGTTTGACAGAAGACGGCATGCTCAACTACCTCAAGGTGAATGGCATCAAGTCATCGAAGAGTGAAGTGCATGACATGATGACGCGTTACTTCAAGAAGTACAAGCGGGTGAAAGAGTTCATTCGGGCGAAGCATGAGGAGGCGCGTAGGTTTGGGTATGTGACAAATATTCTTGGCTTCAAGTGCCCGATTCATGTGCCTGAGGATGAAGATGAAAGAACCGGTGGCGCATTCTGGGCGAATCAGGCCGTGAACACGCCGATTCAGGGTGGTGCACATCAACTGTTGCTAATGGCGCTTGCATCGTTGAAGCGGAAACGAAAAACCTATGCACTGATTCGAACGCCGAATATGGAAATCCACGATTCAATCGTATGCAGTGTGGCTTTGCGTGATCTTCGCGAAGCAACCAAGCAAGCTGTTTATTTGCTAGAGCAAGAGGTGCTGAATGTTCTGCGCAACGACTTTGGGTTGAAGTGGAAGATTCCGTTGAAGGCTGAACCAAAGGTCGGATTCCGATTCGGCGTGACGGTTGACTATACACCAGAAAGCAAGATCGGGCCAACGCTGGTTGAATGGTGCAAGGCTAATAAGAAATCGAACATTGCTTTGCAGAAAGAGTTGCAAGCAGCAGAGAAATTGGCGGCATAAGAATTTTAGGTGCACGACCTATAAAATGTATGTATGCGACAAAGGTATGCGCAAGCAAGGCTTTCGTACCCGATGTGTGATTGTGCAGACTGCACCCCGAATTATCTCGGCTCGGTGCTCACCATCGACTACACCAAAATGAACTCGTGGGAAATTGTGTGTAACGGTTGTAGTAAGGAAATGGGTCGCGTGCTATGTGTTTGGGCTGTAGGCAACGGTAGTGAAGGATTAGTGCCACTCAAGATGTTGGACATAGATGAGGGTCCATACGATGAATCGAATGGAAGAACTGCTCTCGCAGCCAGTCAATCTAGATGACCTCATCGAGAAGCTAGATTTCTCAGAAGAGAACGTTATCCAGGCGAATCGAGAACAAGCAACTTTGTATTTGGAAGCGTCACGTTACCGAGTTAAGAAAATGCGTGGACGGATTCGTGCAGAATCAAAGTTTGAAGCAGCCAAGACTGAGGCTGCGATGATCTTGCGGCAGAAAAAACGGTCTGGGGAGAAAGGAAGTATAACTGAGGGATACATTAAAGATCGCGTTGCTACCAACCCACACGTCCATAGTGCGAAGCGAAAGTTTGAGGATGCTGTGGCCTACGAAGAAATGGCCAAGCTGTTACTTGAAACATACAGACAGCGTGGTCGTGCAATCCAGACGCTGGCGGAGATTCTAGGGGCCGAAGCCCATGCCCAGGCTCGCCAGGCGCGCAGGGATATTGAAGAGGCAGGACTGGATCAATTGAGGCGTCAAGTGAAACGACGCTTTGAGGCAAGGAGAGAACGTGATGAGTAGTTTTTGGTTGGCGATGGCATATAACGCAATGTTTCTTATGGATGTGCTAATCATAACTGCACTATCGACAAGCGTGATTCGGGTTCTTTCAAACAGTTTTGTGGAGTCCATGACAGCCGCTGCTGTTGTTTGGTATAAAGAACGGTTGAACTTCATCGAGCAGTTGGGTGAGGCGAAAGTGGATGACGCAGAGGATGGACCGGAAGGTAAGAAGAACGTACATTAGAGGAGGACTGGTAATGAGTGATTGGCGTCAAGAAGCGGCTGACCGTTTGAAAGAAAAGACAAGCAAAGGCCGTTTCAAACTTGTAGAGGGTGACAACACGATCCGCATCTTACCGCGAGTCAAATCAAAGAAGACAACTCCGTATTTGGAGTATCTCGTTCACCGCGACGTTGGACCGAACAAACGGTTCCTTCGCTGCGGGCATGCTATTCATGGCGAAGGTGAGTGCTGGCTGTGCGACAAAGCAGCCAAGCTAGCCAAATCAGACAGCAAGACTAAACAGAAGATCGCTGCGGCATTGCAGCCCAAAGAACAGTTTGTAGTGCAAATTGCCGTTGTCCAACCAGACAGTGGCAAGATGCGTGGCCCGTATCTGTGGACAGTGTCTACAGGCGGCAAGAAAAGTTTGGCGATGCGTTTGCTAGGTGTGTTGAAAAACCCGAAGAAGGATTGCATTGACCCGAAGCGGGGATACAACTTGAATATCGAGCGAACTGGCACTCAGCTTGATACAACGTACACCACACCGATTGTAGACGAAGAACCGTCAAAAGTCCCGAGCAAAATCCTAGATCGTTGCAAGGGATTCAACGAACTTATCCCGCCCTACTCCGAAGAGCAACAGAAGGCTGCTTACTTTGGGCAAGATTCGCGGGATGGAGAGGACGAGGCGATGGCAACGAAGAAAAAGCGGCGTGAAGAAGAGGATGAGGAGGACGAGACACCGAAGAAGAAAAAGAAACACGGTCGCGATGAAGAGGACGAAGACGAGTCTGAGGACGAGGAAGAAGAGGAAGAGGACGACACCGAATCCGAAGACGAGGAAGACGAAGACGAGTCACCAAAGAAGAAAAAGAAAAAGAAGTCTGGTGACGAAGAGGACGAAGACGAAGAGGAAGAGTCTGAGGACGAGGAAGACGAAGACGAGTCGCCCAAGAAGAAAAAGAAAAAGAAGGGCGCCGAGGAAGAGGACGAGGAAGAAGACGAAGAGGAAGAGGACGAGTCCGAAGAGGACGACACTGAAGAGGAAGACGAAGACGAGACGCCGAAGAAGAAAAAGAAAAAGCCGGCGGATGAAGACGAAGAGGAAGAGGACGAAGAGGAGGAGCCTGAGGAAGAGGACGAAGAGGAGACACCCAAGAAGAAAAAGAAAAAGAAATCCTCTGAGGAAGACGAGGAAGAGGAAGAAGAACCTGAAGAAGAGGACGAGGAAGAGGAAGAGCGTCCGAAGAAAAAGAAAAAGAAGTAACACATAGGAGTTGTCGATGAAGAAGCCAAGCCCCAAGACCCAACGTGAAAAGGTAGAGCGTAGCGAAGCCGAGCGTGAGATGGCCCTGATCAACAAGAAAATGGGCTTTATGACACTCGAACTTCAGCCGCGCACCTGGTTAGATACTGGAAGCAAGATCCTCAACGCAGTCATGGGTTCAGAAGAAAAAGGCATCGCCTACGGGAAGATGATCGAAATTTCTGGACCAGAGTCTCACGGCAAGAGTTTGTTATCAGCATTGCTGACCGGACTCGCGGAAGCCGATGGGGCCGAATGCTGCTGGGTGGATCTCGAAAACAGTCTCGACCGGCGTTGGGTCAAGGGGCAAGGCATCTCCTGGGACAGACTCTATCGGGCGTATCCTAAGCTGGTGCAAGAGTCAAAGAAATCAAAGCCGCGCCTTCAGACGGCAGAAGAAATCTGCACCGAGGTTGAGATGTGGATGGAACGCCGCCACGCGAAGGGCGTGAAGAAGATGTTTATAGTTGTTGACTCAGTGATTGCGTTTCTGGTTGAAGAGGAAAGCGAAGCCGGTAATCTCGATCAGAACATGCGGACGAAAATATCGTTGGCTGCGTTTCTCTCGCGATTGCTGAGGCGCTGGTGCGCGTTGTCCCAGGTCTACAACGCCACTATAATCTTTATCAATCAGTTGCGAATGAATCCCGGTCAACGGTTCGGCAATCCCGAGCAAACCTCAGGCGGCAAGGCGTTGAAGTTTTACTGCTCGATCAGAGTGGCTGTTCGGCGTGTCAAGGGTGGGCGGCTGCTTCAAAAGGGCAAGATGGTTGGATTGCGCGGTATCATCACCAACAATAAAAATAAAGCAGGAGGCGGATCGGAAGAAGGCATGAAGGCAGGCTTCAAAGTGCGATTCCCGAGTGATTGGGGATTCTTGAGTGCAGCTAAACTGAAAAAAGATGCAGCAGGGGGAGATGAAGATGGCGAAGAGTAATGACAAACTGAATGAGCATGACAAAGAGAACGCGTTACACGATGCAAACAACGCTCACCGCGAGCAAAAGCTTGACCGCAATCTGTTGCCAGTACTTGAAGACCTCGGTATAATGTCCAGACTCATCCGTGAAGTTGACATGGGTCGGTTGTCAATGCCTGATGCGCGAAAGCAGATTGCAGCATGGTTTCGGTCACTGGGCCCCGGTGAGAGTGAAATCAAACTGGATGTTCGCAATCGTATGCGGCGCCTGAAGCAGATCGTTGATGCTATGAATGAAGAAGTTCAAACGCAGGCGAGCCAACTGTGAGTCAGCAACTCTCACTGGCCTATCGTCCCAAATCGCTCGATTCAATGATCGGGCAGAAATCAGTGGTGAAGCGTGTCAGGGCACAAATCGAATCGGGGCGCATCCCGGCGGCGTGGCTATTCATCGGCGAGTCAGGAGCAGGCAAGACAACGATCGCTAGAAATATTGCTTACGGACTTCAGTGTAAGCATGTTAGTCCTTTCGGATCAGCTTGCGAAACTTGCCGCAACAACATTGCAAAGTTTGACATCGTTGAAATTAATACAGCAGAATTTTCAGGCGTTGAGGAAATTGAACAAATTCTAGCTGGCTCCAACTACAGCCCAAAGCCGCCCAGTCGCAAGCGGGTGTACATTTTCGATGAGGCGCACAAACTCAGCAACGCAGCCCAGACCTTGATGCTGAAGTATCTCGAAGACAGTCCACCTTCCACTTGTTTTGTTATCACGACCACTGAACCTGGTAAGCTTCTGCGAACTATTCGTCGGCGATGTGTCAGCTATCCGTTGAACAATCTGACTGTCGAAGGCGTGGAGTTGCTGGTCAAGCGAGCGTTGAAGTTTGCAAAGTCTGATCGTGATGCCGAGCCCCTGGTTGAGCGGTTAATGGAAGCTGGTATCACTAGTCCAGGTTTTGTTGTTCTGGCTGTTGAGAAGTATGCGGCTGGTGAGAAGGCTGATCGCGCAGCGCAGGTAGGGATAGACTCATCACTGAATACACTCGACCTTTGCCGCAATATTGTGCAAGGGAACTGGTCGCGAGTGCAGCCAATCCTGATGAATGCTAATCCAGAAGACGCTAGAGCTATTCGGCAATCGTTGGCTGGTTATCTGAAAGGGATGCTGGTTCGCGAGACAAACCCAAAGCGTGCTGCGTTGATTGCAGACTCAATCACAATGCTGGTCAAGTTCATGTCGTTTGAAGACGGGATGCAGTTGGCTGGCACTGTCGCAGCGGTGTACAATATTTGTAGGTTCTTCAAGGGATGAACATGAATCACTACTCGGCAAGAACATTCGATGGTCCGACTGTTATCAGTTGGGTACTGCGAATGGCGGGCCATTGGATGAAAGACAGTATCAATACTTCAGCGTTAGAGTACCATTGCAGGAAATTTCTCGATGGTGCAAGCCCAGCCGATCGTAGCTATGCGTTGAAGCGACTTGCAGAAGCGTTAAAGAAAATGAGACAGGCAGTAGATATTCTCGCAAGGATGTTTGCTATCAAACTTGAGGAGTCAGATGATGCTGAAACTACTGGTAACGGCCGACTGGCAAGCTGATTGGGAAAATCTTGATCTTTGCCGCAAAGCAGCCGAAGAAGTTGTATCACTTGTCAAAGAGCATGAACTTGACTATGTTATCTTCGCTGGCGATCTCAAACGCCACTACAATCCTGTCGATGTTCGCGTAACGCAATTCTGGACAGACTTTCTAGCTGAACTTGATCTAACTACAAAATCATTTTTGCTTTTGGGTAATCACGATCGAGTTGGCATGTACTCAGAGGCTACCAATTGGTTGCCAATTCTGAAACGTTCCGGTGCTACAGCGATTCATCAGGATGCACGTTTCTTTTCTCGTTATAACGAACGCAGTAAATGGAACACTGGCCTCTACTTTCTTCCATTCTCATCGAGCCGCGAGAAGACTAGACGCTGGGCCAATGAACTCAGCAAGCACATAACACCAAACAGACAGAACGTTTTGTTCTTTCACAATGACATTCGCGGATGCAAGTACAATGTGCTCGGTGCGGCATCGACGGGAAAGTTGACATCGAATGATCTTCACGCCGACGAGTACGATTATTGTTTTGGTGGGCATGTCCATTTGCGGCAAGACATTACTGGCAATAACTGTTGGTATGTAGGTTCGCCTTTTGCTACAGATTGGGGGGAGGCGAATCAAACAAAAGGGTACACGCTCCTGATTGGCAAAGAAATGAAGTTCATCCAGTCGAAGATACCAGGCTGGTATGATCCTTCATGGCCAAAGTTCCCGACGAAAAAGGAGAACTGGAATGGCTGCCGAATCCGACTCAAAGTACCTCTCGAAGTTGGTCAAAACTATCCCGCTGTTCTTGAGAAAACGAGGCATGATGCTGAACGCAAATATCTCGGCGCGATTGTCTTCACCATCCCCGATTTCAAAGAACAGAAATCAGACGTTATCGAAATCAGCAGCCATGACTCAGACAAGGATAAGATTACGGCGTATGTGGAAGAAACTTTGCCGGAGAGTCTACGCCGATCTCACGAGAATGGAATCATTAGATTTCTGGCGTATAAACTGAAGAAGGCGTCAGAGGGATTAGGGCTGCGCAAGGCTAACAAAATCGAGTTCATCAAAGCAACGGCCCATAATTTTCTAAGCTACAAAGACCTTGAGATTTCATTCGAGGGTGAAGGGTTGAGACTGGTTACGTCCACGAACTTCGACTGGATGGGAAGATCGAATGGCGGGGGCAAGAGCAATTTTCTACAGACGGTTCCTGTTGCATTGTTTGGCAAGACGTTCAAAGAGCAAAAACACAATGCTTGGGCTAACAGCAAGCGGAAAGGTAAAGCATGGGTGAGTCTAAAGTTCAACGATGGCCACAATCGAGTGGCCAAGGTAACACGAGTTCGGCGCCCGGGCAAACTTCGTTTCTGGGTGAATGGCAAAGAGCAGTCTTCTGGTATGCAGTCGACCAGCCACGCCGGAACGCAGGGCTTGGTGGAGAAGCATTCGGGATTCACGTGGCAGACCTTAGCCAATGCAGTTTATATCGATCAGGAGCAAGTGGCCACATTTCTGAACGGTACTGGCGCGGAACAAAAGAAAATTCTTGAACGCTTTCAGAACCTAGAGCGGTTTGTTGCAGCAATGGAGTTGGTGAAGACCGATCTGGGCCACTCTGAGGAAGCATTCGAAGCCGCGAAGCAGCAGGAGCAGGATGCAAATGTTCGAATCAAGACTATCGAAGACATAGTCAAGGGGCTTGAGAGTTCTGAACTTGACGAGTCGCTTGTCAGAAGTTGCAAAGAGTCTTGGCTCGACTCGAAAAAGGCATTGCGTGAAGGGCATGAACTGGTACGAGAAAAAGGCGGCATGCTGTCTAGGAAAATAGCGCGGCTGGAAAAAGAGACCGATCGAATCCAGACAAAGCGTGATAATGTGCATGTTCGAATGCTTCGGCAGAAGGCGCGCATTCAAGAAATCAAAGCCACTATTGAACAGGGTCGTGAGACCGTAGGTGTTGTCGAATGCCCAATGTGCTTTTCTCAAGTTGACCCTGCTCACATTGCCAGACACATAAAGAAACTGGAACGTGAAAAGGTCGATGTGTTAACGCAGTTGCAGCACGACAAACAAATCTACGAGGACTTGGCTGAGTTGTGGAAAGAAACACACGATCGAAGCGAACGCGCAACAGATCGACGTCTCTCTATGAACGATAACGTTGAAGAACTACAGCGTGATGTGATGGTCAACCTCAGTGCCTATCGTGGGGCAAAGAAGAGGTGGAGCGAATACGAGTCACGCATGCGCCATTTTGAGAAGCGAATCAAAAAGGCTCAGAAGGATGTCGAGTTTTGGCGGAAGCAATCCTCTATATTAGATGAAGACCGGCAGGTGATGGAGTATTGCGTGAAAGCATTCTCGCGCAACGGCATCCCGGCGTTCTTGAATGCGCAGATTTGCCCAGAGTTGAATAAGCAAGCGAAGTTCTACTCTGACGTGTTTACGGATAGTGAGATTCAGGTGCGGTTCTCAGTGGCTGAGGCAGAGTTTAATGTTGAGATCATCAACGCGCATGGCGGCAAGGGTATCGGTGATCAGTCGGCTGGCGAGAAAAAGATGGCGGCGATCATTGCTAGTTTTGCTCTACGCAGTATTGCTCCTGCGTGTAATCTACTGGTTCTGGATGAGCCTGGTGATGGTCTTGATGCTACCAACGCAAAAGCTTTTGCTTCTGGGCTGAAGCGACTGAAAGACGATCTGGGAACTGTATTTTTGACAACTCATAATCCAGTGATCTTGGCAGAGTTGTCTGGTGAGGATGTAATCAGAATCGAGAAGAGAGGCGGTATCAGTCGTGTCGTGGCCGAATGACAAGCCGTACGCTTTCTTGTATGTTCTTGCTATCCATACATTGGGTTGGATTGCTGGCTTCTTTACATGTTACATTTATCACCAGAAATAGCCTCAATCAGGCCTGATAGCTGGAATGTAGGGGCTCATCGAGAAACCGCCTCATATTCAGTGCCTTTACCGGCGACTTGCTAGGGAGAACCGATCATGGATGTATTTAATCGAATGCAGTGGCTGGGATTGGTATGCTTGGTATTTATTGTTGCGAGCATAGTTACGTTTAGCACATACCTAATCAAAACCGACCATGAACTCAAGCAGACCAGAGTTGAATTGGCTAACGCTAAAAACGAACTAGCCCAGACAAAAAAGGACCTTGATATTGCGTTGTTGCATCAACAAGGTAAGCTTGAGTGGGCACCGATGAAAGGCGCGGAGATGAAACCAGCGATGCCGCGTGAAGAGTTTGACCTGTTGCTTGAATGGATGGACTTGAGGCGGCAGTGCGATCACTTCGGTCCAGTACCCGGAAATGTCATCACCTCAGGCGGAGCAGACGGACACCAGTGGTGTGACGAGCACTATGAAAGTCTTGGCGCAGCAACAGAACAGTGGTTCAAAAAACACAAGAGGTAAAATGCAATGTCGATCAGAACTGATTTGTGTGACGGGTTGAAGCAGCAGTGGTGGTTGGCATGGGTACTATTTATTACGACGTTTGTTGTTTTCTTGTACAAAGACGTGCACGGAGTGAAACTCGAGCGTGAGCAAGTGGAACTGACTCTCAAGTGGATTGAGTTCAAAAACCATTGCAGCATTCTTGGGCCATACTCGTCATGGGAAGGGCGCACTGACGTCGAAAAGCAGTGGTGCGGCATTCGCGAACGGGAACTAGAACTCGACACAAATCAGTACTACGAAACAGGAAAATTGAAGGAGACGGAGAAGTGAGAATCTTGACGCTGCATGACAAAGTGCAAGAGAGCCTAGAGTTGATCCGCAACTACCATCGCAAGTGGGGTAACCGTATGTTCGTTGGCCACTCGGGAGGGAAAGATAGTTGCGTGGTGCACCATCTCGCGCGGCAAGTGCATTTGTTTGGCACAGTGCATAATCCCAAAGACGAAGTAGTGCCTGAGACGCGAAACTTTCTCTATCAACTGTCGATGCGTTGCCCAATCAATTTTGTGCCAAAGCAGCACATGCCAGACTTTCTCACCAGAAATAATTTGAAACTTCAGATCGATGGCAGTCGGCAGGCGGAGTGGAATCGAGAGTCGCGGAGTACAAATATCATTGCGGGCGGCAAAGAAGTCAACAGAAAAGAAATGCAACCGTTTGTTACAGGCGGTGTGTTTGGACTGAACATTCTCTATCCAATCGTGTACTGGACAGATGCAGATGTGTGGCGCTACATCAAACTTCACAACATAAAGGTGTCAGATGAGTACCGTGAATCCCTTTCAGCTTGATCGGAAATTGCGTTTTGTCATTCTTGCACCTCACGTCGACGATGAGGTGATTGGCTGCTGGCGGTTGTTGAACGTGGGATTGGTCGTCGGTGTTGCATACTTCTATGAGGTGAACACTAAACGCGGCATGGAGGCAGCACGTTGTGCATCTGATTTTGACTTTCAAATTATTGAAGCACACTACATCGACCAGGAAATGGAGCGTGTCAAAGCAAATGCGTTGTTGGTGCCTAACATTGCCGACTATCATCCGCATCACAAGCTAGTGAATCGGTTGGCCGACTCTTTGAAATACCCTAAATACTATTACTCGGTAGACATGAACGTTGAGATGGATGTGCTTTCTGAAGAACATCAAGTTCAAAAGCAACGCCATCTATTAACAGGATTTCCCAGTCAACGGAGGGTGCTCGAATCAACAGACAAGTACCATTTGTTTGAATCATTACTGAGTACCGATTGGGTGGAGATGCGTGTCAATTCACCCGACAACAGAAAAGAAACAATTGTGTCAGTCAAACCAACGTGAAGGAGTGACATGATGAAGATAGGAAAAGAAGTTGAGGGTCGGTACAAAGGTGTGCAGACAATTTTTATGTCTGCGGATGAAGTGAAGGCTGGTGTAGATTGGAGAGCGAATCGCAGAATAGGACCGCAACAAGTTTATATCTCTGACCTAAAAAATGAACTGGATTTAGATGACAATAAGTTATACACGTGGGCAGAAGAGGTGTTTGTCACTGTCGAAGTAACAGAGCTAAAACGCGTGCCACCTGAACACCTGCATATAATTTTGCGAGTGGATGCGTCTTCATTCAAATACTTGTGGTCAACCAACCAGGTTAAGTTTGAACCGGGACCGCGATTGGTGTACATGATGCCGGTCGAAATGATGATAAAAACGTACGCCGATGCTTATGACAGCGACAAGGTGATCGGATGATCTACTACGTGCCAATTGAACCACTCAAAGAACGATACACAGAGTCATGGTATCGCAACATTCAGGCATTCTTTGTTAAGAATGCAGGCACGCGTGTGCAGCGAATTGAAGGTGCAGCACTGACCAACACTATTAAAGTGGGAACGTTTCTCGATGTGAACAGTACCGTTCACTACAAGATGACGCAGTTGCAGTACATTGCCAGTTTGTTTTATGGGGGTTTTGTTAAAGATGGTGACTGGTTTTTCTTTGGTGACATTGAATTTTGGGGAATCGAGTCAGTGCGGCTGATGGCGCAGTTGAACAAAGTTCGGATTCGGATATTCGGATTCTTACACGCCGCCAGCTACACATGGATGGATGCGTTCTCTGTGGCAGAGCCTTATCAGAAGTACACTGAGTGTGGATGGATTGCGGCATGTGATGAAGTGTTTGTTGGCAGTCAATACCACAAGCTGGCGATCTTCTCACGTAGGCTGCAACGTTATGCGAAGAAAGATGCCCACTTGCTGGCAGATAAAATTCACGTTACCGGCAACCCAATGTTCAAGGAAGACTATAAACAGTGGTCAGCGAAAGAAGTCCCAAAGAAACGACAGATCATCTTGCCGAACCGCTTTGACACTGAAAAAGGTTTTGGTGAGTCACTGTACTTTGCGCAAGTGCTGAAACATAAAGACAAAACTATTAACATTGTTGTATGTTCACCTCACCAAGAGATCAAAGCAAACAGACAATTCAATGCTGATATGGTTGCGAAGTTAGCAAAAGATAAAGTGATTGATCTCAGGCTGGGTGTGTGGAAGGAAGAATACCATCGTCTCCTTGCGGAGAGCAAAGTAATGTGGTCAATGACGCAGGAAGAGAACTTTGGTTACTGCGTTGCTGAGGCGTGTCTTTACAACTGCACCCCGGTTATTCAGAACATGTTTAGCCATCCTGAACTTGTGCATGAGCACTCCGCATGTTTGTGGGATAGTCATGACGCTATTATACCAATGACGCTTTCTGCGTTAGAGATGCAAGACACTTTTGCTGTTCGTGAATTTACAACGAGGTATTTCAAATCGATGGATAAAATTTGGGATGTGATGTGCAGATACGCTGAGGAGGACTGGTAAGAACAAGATGAAACAAAACATGCTGCTAACCGGAGGGAACTATGTATGTAGTCGTGGTCGGAAGTCGGGAATGGGCGGGGGATTGGGCGCATTTGCAGGTGACGCAGTTGCTCGAAGAACTGCGACAAAAGTATTCGGGCTTGGTGGTAATCTCATCAAGCTGTGATCAAGGGGTTGGCTATATCGTTAAGCAGTACTGTTTGAAGGATCGTGTCACCTTTCAGTTGATCGAGTTTTATGCAAAGGTGTTCGCGAAGCTACCTAGGTCGAAACTGGCTCAGGTGTTTTATGCACGCAATCGAGCACTAGCGGCAATTGGTGAAGAGTTCCATATTTTCGTGGATGAGAGTCGGCGTGGAGCAATGGAGGATCTTGTGGATGTTGTAAAGGCAGAGAATCGCCCGCACACAGTTCACATGCCTAACCGCACTCTGAAAGCGAGCCCAACAACGTGAACTATCCAATGGTGTTGAACAACGACCGTGAATTGATCGATGCATTTTCAAAGTACTGGTACAACAAAGGCCAGTTGCAGTTAAGAATAGGAGGTGATGATCCTCACGGCGTTGTCACACAATTGGAAGCCTATTATCAAAATATGCTGATTCAGAAGTGCCCGCTCGATCTCTGGATCTATCAGGAGATTTTGTGGGGTTGTAAACCAGACCTCATCATTGAAGGTGGAACAGCGTCAGGGGCATCGGCAAAGTTTCTTGCTGACACCCTAGACCGTGTGACCAATGACGAAAGACACAGTGAACAATTCTATCACCCTGCAGTCATCACAATTGACATTGACAATCGATTGGCTATCGTGCCAAAGCATCAACGCATTACCTACCTTGTCGGTGATACGCTGTGGGTAGGAATTTTGATAGAGATACAGCGTACCATCACCGCACTGCAAAGGTTCTTAGATCGTGAGCCTCAGGTGATGGTCATTCTTGATGACGATCACTCGGCCGAACACGTTCTGAAAGAGTTGAAAGAGTATTCGAAGTTCGTGACGGTAGGGCAGTACCTGATTGTTGAAGACACCAACGTCGATCATCCACTCGGCTTTGGTGATGGACCAGGCAAGGCAGTTCGGGACTTTTTGTTGGAAGAAGACGACGTGATATTTGAAGTAGATCGACAGCGTGAAAAATTCTTGATGACGTGGAATCCGGGCGGTTACCTAAGGAGAGTGCGATGAGTTACGAGTTCAAAGGGCCAGGCAAAGTGTACTTCTATCCGTCGAAAGATGGGAAGTCGTTGTTGATTGAGGATGCAAGAGTAGATCAGTGGCCGACTCCAGCGAATGGCGATGAACTGATTGTTCGCTTCACTGACAAAACCAATGAGCAAGGGCCAGTCCCGTGCATTCTGCGATCAAAAGAAATACCGTACATGTACATTGAAGTTGATCGAAAGGCGTTAGAAGGAATCAAGGCAGTGAAATGAAAGCCATACACACAGTTCTGCGGATCATCATTGTTTGTGGGCTAGTATGGCTGGCCTACACGCGGTACAAGGTGTATCAAATCGACAAGCAAGCACAGCAAGAACATGACCAAGCTGTTATCGACGAAATCACTATCGAAGAACAGAGGGATGCAGTTACTAAAACTTTTCAAGACTTCAACGCAAGCCAGCGCCGCGCATACCAAGAGTCTTTGAAGAAACGTGACAGCAGCCAACCAATCGGCCCGTGCCAATGGGGGCAGAAACGATCACTGAATGGTGATGTGATGCAAGGCTACTCGTGCTCGGACGATGGCGTGCATATACAGCAGCATGGTTTTATAGTTCAGTACGAACGCTATCGGCCAGAGTTCTATGCCTACAACAATGTTAAAGGCGGCAAAGACTTCAGCAAAGAACAGGAGGCGCGATCATGGGTGGAACAGAAATAAAGGAAGGGCTGTTGCAGTTCCACGAGAGACCAAACCCAGGGCGGAAGACAAAAGTGTGGATAGTCTACCCCAAGATCAGCGTAGATGCGTTGGGAGGAGTGATGTGGCTTTCCCGTTGGCGGAAGTACGTATTCGAGTCTAGCCATAACATTGTTTACGATGAGAATTGTCTAAGGGAGATCGCCGATTTCATCGAGCAGCAAACGAAAGAGCACAAGAGAAAGAAATGAGCCAGTGGTCCGCTGCCGAAGTCGTTTTCACTGTCGTCTCCGCTTTTGTGTGGATTGGCGTGCTAGGCAAGGGCATCGAAATCATTTGGGGTACTGTGAGAGACAGAAAGAGGCAGAAAGATCAAGAGGTAGAACTAGTACCGCTGTCCACGATTCCAGCAACAAGTGGCGAAACTGTCATATTAGGGCCCACAGGAAAATTGCATGCACAGTATACGAAGGACAAACCAGTGGCAGACACAATAAAGATGAAGCCAGGCATGACCGGAGTCGGAGAACTAATCAAGACTCAACTAGAGCAAGGAACAGTAGTGGCCAACGTGATGTTAACCACAGCATCAGTGCCGAATTACTATCCGCCGCCACCGAACTATTATCACACAACCAATTCTCCTAACCAATTGATGCCAGCTGGGTTTATAGTAACCGGAGAACCGCTCCCGGTAAGTTATAACGAGAAAATGGACAAGAAAGAAAAGCAGAAACCGCTCAACACCAACGTCGAACGAAAAGTTGAAGAGGACGTATGATAATCAGCCCACCCAGATGGTGGCAGAGGTTGTTCGCGCCACCGTGCGAGTTCCCAATTGCGTATCAAAGACAAGTTTTTCGTTGTGTGGAGGAGCGTGGCCACCCGCTACCGCATCGATCAGTGAAAACCGACTGGGGCTACTCAAAAGATTGGCTAGAGCACGATGGTGACAAGACAGTGTACCGATGTATTCAGTATAAGAACGGGCAGGTAACCAAACTTGAATATCACGATTACACGGTAGGGTCATGGGCAGAAAATATTGCAAAGGATCTACTCAGTCAAGCTGAAGCTTTACAGAAAAGGCTAGACGCGGGAAACGCAATAGGCGATCTACTCAGTCAAGCCGAAGCTTTACAGAAAAGGAGAACGAAATGAAGACAACGTGCGAATGGCTGGTGATGGTTGACGGTGAATGTGTAGCAGAATTTACTGAGATCATAGCAATGACTGACGCAGACCAAAGGAAACTCTCAGACTGGTTGACACATGAAAAATTCTCATTCGCAATGGTGAACTTGTCAAGATTGAGGAAGAAAAGGACCAATGTCAGTCTTGCGCAATTTCTGGCGCAATTCCTGATCGATCAGAAGCGGAGAAGAGGACCAGAAAGAACAAAGGATAGAGCAAAAGGGCAAAAGGCGGAAGCGGTCTTGACGTTATAGGTAAGCGTTGAGAATATCGAGTTGCCTACCAGAGGTAGTTCGAAGTCATTGTGCAGTCGTTACATTTTGCGTTCGAGTAGAAAGAAAAGTTGAAGTGGTCTGGTTAGACTATAAACGCAAAGTGTAAAGAGGAGACTGAAGCAATGGCAAAAACACCCGAACCGAACGTTCCTCTCGGAACCAGTCCCAGCCCGAGTATCAATCGAGCAGCGCAAGACTCCGCCAAGAATTGGACGCAACACGGCAACAAGGATCCTAAGTCGGCATTGGCGGACAAACACACTGCGAACCCCGTACCCTGCGGTGGCAAGAAGTAGACTCGCAGCCCTTCTGAAAGAGTTCCCCGCTCGCCGAACCGCCAGGCTCGTGGCCAGTCAGTTGAATGGCCGAGGCGGGGGACTCGCAAGGGCTGCCAGCCTGACCGACCTACAGCGGCAGGCGCAATCTGAGAAGTCAGGAAATGCAACGCTGCGTCGATACGGGCCAGCGTTTTATTCACATATCCGCAAAGAAGCGTGCAAGCGACGCAAAGCCAATGCCAGCAAACTATAAAACGACGCTCAAAGGCGGAGTGAAACTGCCAAAGAGGAAAACAGGTTGGCACAGAAACGCTGAAGTGCGGCTGTGGTATGAAAAGCAGCCCTGGGATGAACTGTGGCATGAGTTCATCGGCGGTAGAAAAGAAGATGGCGAGTTGCGATGGCAGACTGCGTGGCAGTTCTGTTCAGCGAAATGGAAACTGCCTAAGTTCAGAAACCAGCGCGATTGGATGTTCCGTTGCATCGGCCCAAAGCCAATCGATCTGGGCGAGTTCAAGCTGAAAATAAAGACCGGGGGAATGCAGAGCTACGACCTCCCCTACCTGGGCGACTGGCAGGCGATGCGAGCGTCGGCGTATTTCAACGACAACACCGCCGTAACAAAACTCCGCACCGTAATGAAAGAGCGGCTGGATGGACTTGAAGCCAGTCGCGCGTCAGCCCATTTCGTTCTTGACTTGATAGCGAAGTGGGCGAAGTATGACGACGAAATAGACAGAATGTATTCGGCATCGATGCCAGACAAGAACGCGTCGATTGGAGTGAAAGACAGGTTCTACGATCGGTTCTTCAAACAGAAAAACCGAACGCGATCGGCGCTGCAAGGATTAACGACGCAGTTCATGCTGTGTCATGGAATAGGTCCAGATCATTTGTCGGATTTCGGCAATCTGGTGTTAGCCATATCGAAAGGATCAGCGCAGTCGTTTCTAGCCGGTCAAGCAGTTGGTGCTGCGCCACAGTTACCGCCCGCCCTTATGCGCATTGCCGAAGCCATTCAAGAGAAATCCAAAACATTCAACATGCCGCTGCCTGATGCGTTCAGTAATGGACACGCGAAGAAAGAGGAAATTGAGATCAAAGTAGAATCGACAAAGGGGACACCAGCCAATGGCCACCGCTAGTCTTGCACTTGATTTGCCAGGTAAATCATACACGCAGATTGTTCAAGAAACGATCGATAAGGCACTTGAAAAGCAAGCGGTAGCAGAGCGGTTAGTGCAAGCGGATAAGCGTAGCCTCATGGATGTTCTGACCGAGCAAATTATCAGCGGCAATTTGTCAGCCGACGATGCACGACAAATCGTACTGCGCAGAGAGGCGCGACGACTGGAAGAAGATTACTGCCGCAACCCACACAGCTACGTCGAACTTGACATCATCGAAAAGAACATGATCGTTGCAGCACTCAAGAGTTCAAAAAGCGCCCACCAGGCGGCAGCGAAGCTTGGCTGCGATCGGAACACGATCTATCGCCGATTGAAGAAGTGGGGAATCCGCCTTACCGGCCCAAGAAAGGAGACTCCGAGGTCAGTGCAATGTGGAAGCTGATCGAAAGGATGTTTGGTATGGACCAAGAAAAACTTGCAAGAAAACAGCAGCGGGATCATTCGTTGGAAGTGATAGCAGGTGCACTCGCCAGCATGGCCCATAGCTTTGCGATCATCGCAGCAAATACCTCAGGCATAACGCCTCAGCAAAAGGCTGTGATCGAAAAGTCTACTGCTGACTTGAAAGGTTCGCATGACAGACTGATTGCAGCAGTGCAGGCTGCCCAGTCTACTGCGAATGTGAAGAAGTAGGGCAGCACCCTCTCAGCCTTGATGCTGGGAGAATTTCACCCTCAAATGAAGGAGAAGTAAAAATGGGAACTGGAAACTCAGCAATTGATTCGTTGGCATCGCAGGCAGCCGCAAACGAGAGCGCCGAGGACAGTGCAGTAATTGTTCTCCAAGGTCTCCAGGCTCGCATCGATGCAGCAGTTCAGGCAGCACTTGCGGGCGGCGCGACAGCCGAGCAGTTGGCGGCAGTCACCCAAATCAGCACCGACCTCAAGACTCATGGTGATGCTCTAGCGGCAGCGGTGGCAGCAAATACACCGGGTCAGCCGCCGGCCACTCGGAAGGCTTAGTTGGTTCGACCCGACTAAGAAGGGGCGGGTGTTCGTTCGCGGGGATTCGAGGGGCACCCGCCACCTTTTATTTTTAGAGGAGAATGTGATGAAATCAAAACTTACAAAGGGGACCACATTATTCATTGTTACTTTGCTGTTGCTCATCGTTGCTTTCACCCAGATGGGTGCGCGCAAACCTAACACCGTGTTGCGGCTTTTCAATGGCAACAATTTGTATTGTGAAGATTTGGTGACCTGTGTCGCGGCGGCGAACACGGCTGGTGGCGGAACAGTTTATGTTAACGCTCCAGCATCGGGCTCGAATGCTACGGTCACGATCACAGATACGGTTTTGGTCGGGGTGAATCAAACAGCGAAAGTTCGATTGCAGTTGGGGCCAGGCGTTCGGATTATTTGCAACTTGACTGGCGCGAAGATTTGGAAGGACTGTTTCGATTTGGCAGACGGGTCGTCGATCATCGGTGACGCTTCAGCGCCTACACTCAATGCCAGCACGCAGACGAGTCGGCCGATTATTCAGGTAAAGGCAGGAGCGAAGGTCAACAACATCATTGCGGCGCAAGATTGGTCGGGGGCGGTGCAGCAAGGTATCGATGTGGAGGGCGTGTCTCTAGCGTTAGAAGACTCAACGGCGTTGGTTGCGGATGGCATGCTGCACATTGTCGGACTGTTTTCAGGGACAAAGTTTGACAGCATCGATCCAAATGGTATCTACAACACGGTTGGGATCCTGGTAGACAATTTCGACACAACGACTTTCAACAACGGCACAAATGGATTGACGGTAGCAGCGGTTGGTTCAGTGGTCACCATGACCCTGCCAGCCTCGGCGACTGCAACGCCTTCAGCGCACCACTTGAATTGGAACTCGAATATTACAGTAGCTGGTTGCGCTGGAGGAACAGCACCGAATCCCGCAAACGCTAACGGGAACTATACACTGAGTAATTTAGGCAGTGGGGCAGGAACAGCAGCCGATGCCCAGACGGTGTTTCAGTACACAGCAGCGGCGTCAGTAGGAACAGGAACAGTTACGGGCTGCACCTTTACCGCCAAGACGCCAACGTTTGGAACTGGGCAGGCAATTACCTCGGTAATCGAGATCGACAACATAGTGTCGTTTGGTTCGGGTGTGAGCAACGGCCAACGACCAATGGTCGTCAGTCAGAATGGTGGCGGTAACGTTGGAGCATTGACACTTGGTGGTACTCAGAACTACGAAAACATGGCCACGGGCGGCAAGGCTTTCGAGATCAATGGCAATGGTTGTTCTTCTTGCATTCAAGGCATCAACATCCCAGGCCACTTGCACATGGAACCGTTGGGAACTGGGACGGGACTTTATATTCGGGATGCATTCGGCATTGCGGTAGGCGGTATCGATGTTTCGGGCTCTGGTACAACGGCAATTCAGATTAGTCAAAGTGGAACAAACAAAACCGGCGGCATAGTCATTGGGCCAATCTACAACTTGAACTGGACCACAACGTTGAACAATTCGATCAACGGCGACCAGATCAATAGCAATGGCTCGAACGGTATGTTGACGACTGGGTATGTGTTCAATGGTGGAACTTTTGGCGGCCCAGCGAACACATTGGACAACCCAGAAGATGTCAGTCAGATGTTGCTGCGTGATGACTTCATCGGCAACTCACTTGGCAATGCGCCGTTCTTGTTGGGGTGGACAAGTCATGTAACGGGGACGGGCGCGATCACGGTAGCAAATGGAACTTGGCCCTTCTCAGGAGCAGCCGCCATTGCGACCGGTGCCACCAATGCAAGTTTCTCCAGCCTAGCTTTAGATCGAAGCGGTGAGACGATCATCCAGGCGCCAGCAACCAACTCGCACTGGTCAAATACTTTTGCGTTAGGCATCAGTACAGTTACAGCCGGAACCACAAGGGTTAGATTTGGTTTCGGTACAGCAACGAACACAACCAACATTCCAACCAATGGAATCTACTTCCGCTATGACACCGACGCAGGCATAGCCGACACCACCGTCAAGATTTGTTACGACGTGGCGAGTGTTGAGACCTGCGCGAATACAACCTTTGCGCCACCGACCAGTTTTGTCCGCTATAGAATGCACAGCGATACGGCAGGAAAGGTTTGCGCATCGGTGAACGGAGGAACAGAGGTAACAATTTGCCCTTCCGGGTGTACGGCGACAGCAACTGCCCCGGCAGGAAACTTTACGCCCTTTATCCAGATCGTGAATGACCAGGCGGTGAACTACACATTGACGTTGGATTTCTGGGCGTATAAGCAGTGGGCGTTGACTCGATAAGGAGAGGAGGGTACTCAGTACTTTTTAATTTAACAGGAGAGATAGATGTTCACGTATTCTTTGCTGAAGGGGAAACCAGACCAATGTGGAGGACACTCGGAAAACAATTTGCCGTCCAAAACACAATGACGCTGATAGGGTTAATTGTGATCCTAGTTGGGGACCGAATAGGTGAGATGTTTATATCGCATAAGTTATTTTTGCCGCATGGGATGTGCTATCAATGGAACCCAGAGTTGATTTCGCTGCATGTGGTTTCAGACTTCATCATTGCAGCGGCATACTTTGCCATCCCATTTGCGCTGTTGCGATTGGCGAAAGAGCGTAGTGATTTGATGAAAGGTTGGGTGTACCCATCGTTCTCTGGATTTATTATCTGGTGCGGAATGACTCACTTGTGCAGCATTGTTGTGATTTGGTACCCTCGATATTGGATTGAAGGAATGGTGAAGTTTATCACCTCGATGATTTCAGTTGTAACGGTGTGTGCGCTGGTCTGGTTCATGCGTGGCTTGAAGGCTAAGATGACGCATGAGGAGGCTTGCCTTCAGCGAATCAGATCAGGCGAGGAAATTCTAGTCAAGATTGACGAGTGGGAACGACTTGTCAAAAAAGACTTGGCGGGTGATAGTGCCGAGTGAAATCTCCAACCAAGCGATCTGGGTGGCCCTCATCACCGGTGTGACCACAGCACTGATTTCGATCGGTGGTGGGTTAGTTGCATGGGGGGCACTCAGACAAAAGATTACTGATCGCATCGATCATGTGGAGAGTGAACAGCATAAAATAAATGACAAGGTTGAAACAGAGAGGAAAATATCTGACGCAGTCGCATCGAAATTAGAGTTGCGGATGATTGACTTTGACTCTAATAACAGATCAGAAATGGAGAAGTTGGAAAAGGAGGTGCAGGTCAAGTTGCAACGCATCGAGAAGAAACAAGATGAAGTAAGGGACATGGTGATTCAGATCGCAACCCGGTTAGACATCAAACCAATGTTCAAAGGGGAAGGAGACTGAGGAGTATGCGGAAGATTTTTAGCGAAGTTGTTTCAGACATACACTCAGGAAAAATCCTGAGTACCAAGGTCATTGACGCAAACTATCAAGGGCCAATCGAACACTGTGGTGGTGGGCCAAATCCCAACCACGGTATTGTGACATTGTACGAGAACGTGAAGTTCGCAGCCACCGCTGGTGTTGTGACAATCACCATCAAGCCAGACGGTAAACCAGAGAAGGTGTATCGATTCAGTCAAAAAACTGGGGAGCAACTCCCTTAACATGCCTCTTAACATCATACTATTCGTGTCGCTAATGGGGGCGCTACTGTACGCAGACTCAATACCTGGGCATGTGTCGCAGCCGTTTAGGCGATTCATTCATGCGCAGATGTTGTTCACTGTGGTGATCTACAGCACGCTGGCCTTTGTGGCGTCTAGCTCCATGATTTACCGAATAGTATTTGTTGCGGCGTCAATTCCCGTCTACCTGGCGGCGTTGGGATTGGTGATGGTGTTTCTTGATGTGCTGAAAGACCCGGGAATCCCGGTGGTAGTTGCATTAGCCACATCGTTGATCGTCACGTTCTTTGTAAAGCACGCAGTTGAAGTGCTAACGGTAAAGGAAATAATCGCGCTAGTTGAGGCACTGTTCTTGTGCTTCTTAGGAATCGCCGCAGCGGTTTCGGCGCCATTCTGCAAAGGCTACGCCTTCAGACAGACCAAGGTGGTAGCGTACACGATGGCAGGTTTGTGGTTGTCGCAAATGTTCTACAAAGTCGGTTACGCATTGCATACCACTTCACCGACTTGGTTGATGTTAAATAAGTTCATTTCCTGCTGGATGGTGGCAGGGGCGATGGCGTGGATTGGTTGGTGGTCGAGGCATCATCATCGCAGTACAGTCAATACAGTTGTGAAGAGTAACAACGGTAACCAACGCATTCGTGGAAATATTAACGTTAAGGAGGCACTCGATGTTTGGCGACACTATGAGAATGGGCGACGCATTCGGAATGAAACTAGAGTGTGGTCATCCCGACATTGAACCTGGTAAAGTGTGCCCGCTGTGTGGGAAATCAGTACCAGCGGGTGATTTGAAAATCGAATACAACGCCGGTGCAGCAGAACCAGAGAAAGTCGGCAACATCACTATTGAGGCGTCTGGTTTGAAGGAGGAAGAAACTAATGCCAAAGAGGAGTGATGAGTGGAGACCACATTACTGATTTCCCTAATTTCAGGGACGTTCTTGATGTTGCTTGGCGCGATTTTGGCATATACGGTTCGCATCAACGCGCGCCAAGCAAAGCAGGGTGAGGATATTGCGATACTCAAGACCCAGGTTAGTCCACTGTGGGCAAAAGTTCAAGCCCAGATTGCGGCCGACCTTCACCAGCCTCACCCTCGATATGCCGAAATGGATAAGCTGTTGGAAAAGTTAGAGGCGTTGACTATTTCAGATGAGGAACGAGGCAGGTTGAAGGAGTTGTTGCTCGAAAGATCGAAGGATGCGCACCCCGACATTTCAGAAGAGCAAAGAGAAAAAGCCAAGTTGATGATTGTAGTAATGGATATGGTGTTGATTGAAGCCAACATTGACCCAGAAGACAAGCTGACCATTGCGTTGGTTGAAGCCAAGAAAACCGCCATGCAGTCGAATGTAGTAGTTGAGGCGGTGAAGCAGGCGCAAGGAGAAAGCAATGCCAAAACCAAACGAAAAAGCTGACCCAGCGACTTGCAAACACCCCAACATAAAAGTGTCGGGGCAGACGTGCGAGATTTGTGGAACAGTTGTGATCTTGGCGTGCAAGGATTGCGGTGTGACCGAGGGTGTGAAGATGTATGACTCACTGGTTACGGCAGACCCAACGACCAGTGGGCAAGAGCAGCGTTCGGCTTACTGTGATGCACACAAGCCTTCTAGCAATTCGGCACAACTTGGATCGCATTGATGAGGTGTTCTGAAGAGTAGATGGACGATAGGTAGTTCCCCTGCGTGAGCATCAAGTCGGTCGATGTGATCGCGCAGCTAAAATTCAGAGGAGACACCGAGTGGATAAGTATCAAGAGCGAAAGAGTTTGGTGGAAGATGTTATCAAGATGCGGGGTTGCATTGAGTTGCAGTTGCTCAACGCAGAATCCGGCGAGCCAATTGAAGGCAGCTACCGCAAAATCGATAACGTAGTCGTGACCTCAGGTCGCCGCTATGTGTTGTCGAGGATCTTGTCCTCATCGCCCCAAACCGACACCATCAACGCAATTGCAGTAGGAACATCAACCACAGCACCAGCGACCGGAGACACGTTGCTTGGCTCTGAAGCTTTGCGCATCTCCATTTCGTCGTTTGACACGACCAACTTGGCCAGCAACCCGCCAAGCTGGCAAGCGCAGTGCACCTTCGCCACCAACCAAGCCAATACAACTCTTGGTGAGGCGGGGCTTTTCAACTCAACTGCGTCGAACGTGCAAACGATGTTGTCGCACGTTACCTACTCCACCATCAACAAGACCACCAGCAACACGCTGGCGATCTCGTACACAATTTCGAACTAGGGTTTGTCGAGGGCCGGTCACATGGCGACCATCATGATGTCAATGCATTTGCTGGACGTTGTGGTGGTCGCTGTGTGGTCGCTTTGCGCATTGGTAATTGCTGGGCTATTAATAGGCGGCGTCAAAAAGGATTCCGATGACTGGTATTGAAAAAGGAGATTTGATGACACGACGAATTTGGGCAAGCGGGTTGGCAGGAATTGTTCTGATGTTCGCGCTGTTGATTTCTCAAGAGCCCCAAGTAGTGCATGCGCAGACAAAAGTACACATGGTGACGTTGAATTGGACAGCATCGGTGACGACTGGTATCACTTACAACGTTTGCCGAGCATCGGTAGCAGGTGGGCCATACACAGTGTTGCGATCAGGGTTGACGGTGACGACTTATAACGACGGTAATGCTTCAGCACCAAACACTTACTTCTATGTGGTGCAAGCAGTCGATGCCAACGGTTTTCTGTCATCGAACTCGAATGAAGTGACAGCCACACCAATTGCAAACCCGGCGCCGCCAACCGGGTTGACCGTAACAGTGCAATAATGACTTGCAAAGAGTGTAACAAAGAGTTTGACCCAGAGAAAACAAAGACCAGTGGGCAGTTTGTCTTTTCACTCGATGAGCAGCAAAGTCCGTACCCAATTTGTGATGAGTGTTATTTGAACACAACTTGGAAAGGGCCGTTTGCAGAAAAAGTGACGCAATGATTACCGCGCAACAAGTGGCGAAGCACATTGTCCATCTCAAGCGAATGCAGAAGCGGTTGTTTGAGTTGGGCGATATTCAGATGGCCATCGATGTTGCGGGGGAAGTTGAATGGTGGCGAGATAAGTTGAGGAAACTACTACGATGAGTATAACGATTGCCAAGTTAATCAAGATGCTGTCCGAGCAACCGGACCAGACCAAACGCGTCTGTGTTTCGGAAGCAGGCGTAACCAGTCGTGAAATTCTTGGCATTCTTGAACCTGAGAACCTAGAACATAATGTGTCGAACGACTTCATTGTGATAGTTGGAGAAGGGTTGAGGTTTCCAAATTCAGATGGGAGAGTCGGATGAGCAAATACCTTTGTACCTTCAGTGGGAAGTATGGGGACATACTCTGGTCGCTTGCAACAGCGAAGCGGCTGGCGGAAAGGATCGTAAACTCGAAAGTAGATTTTGCAGTGATGCCTTACTATGAACCGATCTTGCCAATGCTTGCGTCGCAGTCGTATATCGATCATGCGTTTGTCATCAAGGATTGGGTTCGCACGCATTCGAATCACGGGGATCAGCCCTGGCAGCCACCTCAGGTCGTAACCGCTGATGGCAAGACTGAGGTGAAGGCTCAGGTGCGTCATGAGACTGAAGATTTGGTTGGCGATACTATCAACACCTATGATCGTGTATGGCATCTGACATACAAAGGGCATCCAGGCATCACTGCACCGAGCATGCCACTGATTGACTTCATTGCCTATCAGCAAGGTGTCGGCTGGGGCAATGAACCATGCGTTCCGTTCTTGACTGCAACAGATCACTCAGACGAGTTCGCAAAGATCGAGTTGACGTTAGGCAATTGTCTCGATGTGATGCGGCAAGGGCGACTGATTTCGTACGCCTTCAACGAACAGTACGCGGATCAGAAGAAGGTGTTCTTCGAGTCACTCTACCAACAGACCGAAGGCTTGGTCGAGTTCTTTAACATTGCAAGCCTCACCTGGCCAGCCGCACTGTATGCCATCTCGATGTCAAAATTCTTTGTCGGCTGTCGTTCAGCGAATTGGGTTTTGGCAATGGGGTTGAAGAAACAAACCATTACCTATGAACCACATCCCGCTCGCCATCAGTCAGGAAATCTGGGCCTGATCTTCAGTTGCCCCTATGGGCTAGAAATTGCGTTGCCTTTCATGCTACCACCCGATCAGTGCGCGAAGATGGTAGCGGATGTGATCAAAGAGCAGATGAAGAAAGCTGAGGTGCGGTAATGCAGATTCCTCCAGCATCGGCAATTGAGACCGCGTTTGACGAAATGCCAAACCTTTCTCCAGAAGTAGTTGAGAAGCAAGAGAAAGAACTTCGTGCAGCAATTGGTGCCGCTCGCGCCGAGACCTTAGGTGTTGCGTTTCCGCTGCCAGAAGAAGTGATGGCTGGATACACGCTAGGTCTTCAGGTGGCGAGAGTGATGATCGCGCAGAGCGGTAATCTGATTCTAGCGAAGGTGAATCCCGAAGACGTACTATGATCGAACTACAAAAACTTTACGAAGCGAGGTGTCTGCGATGCGGGTGGGGAACTGCTGGGTTGATTGAGAAGGTTATCCTTGATGCCCAGCAACATGAGCGTGAACAAGAACTAGAGGCATTTCCCCATCAGCCGATTATTGAGGTAAAAGCTAACTGGGAAATCAAGTGAGAGAAAGGAAGACAAGATGAGAGTCAAGTGGCCAAAGTGCAAAGGTAAAGACGGTGTGTGGTGGCGGCGACATAAATGGGTCGGTTTCATTTGCAGACGGTGCAGAAAGTCAAAAAATCCAGCTGCCATGACCTGGGGTCATAAGAGTTGCATTCAAGTTGAAAAATAGCCTCAAAGCGGTCAACAGCATCCTTGTAGGGGTCCGAGCGTGAAAGTACCGCAGTGAGCGGGCCTTTACCGGCAAATAGGTGATGAGGAGCAATCAAAGATGCGAATTTTCGAGTTCAGGTCTTATGAAGCAAGACCAGAGACGTTTCGAATAGCAGTTGATCTCGATCAGGTGCAGGCGGTTGTTGAAACTTTTGTGGAGAACGGATTGAAGAAAGTTACGGCACTGATTCTGCAAGATCAGGATGAACGCGTGATTGTACTTGATGATTACGAAATGGTGTTGAGGTTATGGGAGGGGAAGGCAGAT